TTTTTGGCGTCTTTTTAACCCAAAGAGAGCGGTGAGATGAACTTTGTTCTTGACAAGAGAATGAAGGAAAAGAAAAGAAGGTGAATGTAAATTGCTCAAGAGTTCAACCAAGAGGCTTGACGGATGTCCGTGAAAGAAACCGATGAACTAAACTTCGAAAGCGACGTTATGAGCGTAATCGATCGCGCAGCGCGTGATCCATTCCTCATCACGGTACTCTTGGAAAGAGCCGTGGTGGAAACGGTAAAAGCCGGGCGAAAGATCGGCGTCGAGAAGTTGCCAGTCTGAATTGGAAGCGTAAGAAGCTTGAACGGCACCCAAGTTGTCATTGAGGGTTTCGATCAGTTCACTAACGCTCGAAGCTGGAGGAATCTTGAAAGATCCAACAGGCGACGACATTCTGTTAGTGGTAGTCTTCTTGGCTGAGACTGGTGTGGTAAGTCCAGAACCTGAAGCGGGAAGGCTTCGAACCGGGGTGGATGGTCTAGCGGGCGCTGAGACGCGCGACGACTCCTGCTGAACAGCAGGGGCTGACGCGCTCTCTAAAAACCCGGCAGCCAACAGATGCCAGAGCGTTCAATCTTCGTGTGGAAGATGACGCGGACAAATGTTGGTTTAGCGCCACCTGCCTTGCGAGGGGCGCCGATTGCACGAGCGACCAGGACGGGGGAAGAATCAACCATGGTGCGGACGTAGCGCGACGGGACGATGTTGTCCACTCCAGTGGGGAGAGGAATGACACCGTCGACATTGAGAAATTCCGATGATTGAAGGATAGTACCGCCGCATGAAGCAATGCCGCCAGATCCTCGAGGAATAGAGGATTCTGGAGCAGAAGATGGTATCGCACAGATGATTGCGACAAGATTGTTCCCGATGGAGGGAAGAATCTTGGCCGTGATGGGTGCGACGATCTTGATGCTGGCAGCATCAGCCATGCGAGAAGCAAAACCCGGGAATTTCTTTAAATCCGAAACGCAAGTGGCCGGGACGGGGGATGCCGAGGTGTACGTGCCTTTGATCTCAATTTTCCAGTCGAAGAAGACGTCGATTTGGGAAACCGACACCGCGGAAGTGTTGATCAGGTCGGTGGACGCGAGATGTCCGTCAGACATGATGGAGAAAGCTGAGCGTGATCGAAAGGAAAGAAAGATATCTGAAAGATATGGTACAATTTGGATATATTTATAGGGTTATAGGAGGATTTTTAGAATCGAGAACAGAGGAACCAAGGGAAGAAGCAGAAATTTGCATGAACATCGGGAGATCGTTAGAAATAACTTTGGAACGTTGAGAAATGCGAAGTTCGTTAAGGCGGCGTAAAAATTGCTGCGTAGGCGTAAGATCTTTCGTGAGATAGGATGTGATGAAGTGAGCGTGACGTTGGAACCAAGATGAAAGGAGGCATTGCGCTTCGATGGCGCGTTGAGGAAGAACTTCGTAGAGGTGATCACCGAGACGTTGTCCGATCATGAACTCAAGATAGTAGGAATCAGCAACAAGAGGAGCCATGTGCTTTGCATCCTTGTATGCCAATTTGAGTGCGAGAATAATCGGATTGCGGACAACGCCATGTCCAGTAATCCACCAACCACAAAAGTCCCCCAGGGGACCGTAAACCAATTTCGCAATGACGTCTTTAAACTTGTGCTCGACTTTGAGGAAAGGAGCAGAGAGTTCTAAACGTCCTACGAAGAGAGAATCATCACCTGTGATCATGGTGGGAGTGCCTGTTGG